TGACCGAGATGTGCGCTCGGTGATTTCGCTCTTGGTAGCGATGATGGCTGATGCGCCGTTTGGTAGTTCTATTGCTGGCATGGTCTCCCCTTGCTTTCTTACGAGCCTACGTAGGCAGTTGAGATGTTGTTGGTGGTGACGGTGGCAATCGGGCTGTAGCCAGAAGCAGCATCAGTCGCGTTGGCGCTTGCCGTGAAGTTTACTTCCACTTCGACAAAGGCCTTGCCACGCTGGCGCTTGACATCTTGGTACTGCACCTTGCTCATCGTGAAGGCCACCGAGTTGCTTGACACGGGGTCGGTCAGGGTGATGACCGTAGCCTGCGGTGAACGGAACAGACCGTAGCCGTTGGTGGCGTTTGAGAAGATGTCCGAGGTGTTTTCGACAACTGCGAGCAAGCGACCGGTCACTTCGAGGGGGCCGGCGAACGAAACTCGGGGAGCCTGCGTACCTTGCGTGAAGATTGGCGCAGCGTTGCGGTTCATGCGGATCTCACCTTCAGCGATGTAGGCAAGGCTTGTTCCACCGATTGACGTGGTGATGTTCCAGCCAGGCACGAACGAGGCGGTGGTGAACGAGGCGCTAGGAACGGTGCTCAATTGCGTGTAGGGGTTGCCCATGAACTTTGCGCTCCACTCGGCAGCGGCCTCGGCACCGAAGGTCAATGACAGTTCGCTCATCTGTGCGCCGGTCATTTGGAAGGCGGTGGCACCGTCAAAGTCCTGAATGGTGACTGACGGGGGCTGTGAACCGGTCGTGTTGTCGTTGAGGAGCTTGATGCCGTGCGTGTAGGGGCCAGCACCGGCAATGGTGTCGGTTCCACCGAGGATGGAGCGAAGCAAGATGGGGAACGTGTCGGCGTAGACATAGCCCTTTACGTCATACTCATCGTGGCGAACACCGGCCACCTGGTCGTAGACAGTCGTAGGCGATCCACGGAGGGCCTCGTCACGGAGGAACACCTGCATCGGGGTCACCTGTGGCGAGGTAATCGGGATGAACGTAGGGCTGGCAGCAGCCGTGTTTCGTGCAGCCTCGATGCCGAGGCCGAGGAAACTATTGGCGGTCATAAATTGAGTCATGGTGGCTCTTTCTAGGGGTTAGGTGGGCTGGTTAGTTCTGTGGCTCTACAGGGGCTTCTGGGGCCGTTTCAGGGGCTTCCGTAGGCACGTCTGCGAGGGTCTTGGTGGCCTTAGCGACCTTGTCAGCGACTTCCTCAAACAGCCCATCTTCGGGAACTGCGATGAGGTCGTAGGACTCGCCAGGTACGGCTTCGAGGGTGTGGTCTCCATCGGTGAAGTCCACGTAGACCTTCACGACTTCGCCCTTGTAATTGTACGCCATAAATGCTCTTTCTATGAATTGAGTATCTCGACTACCGAGACACGAACGGTGGAATAGGTCTGGGTGGCACTTCCAGCGCCATTTAGCAAGCGTGGGTAGTAGCTCACGACCGAGAGGTCAGCGCCACCAGGGTTCACGCCTTCGCCCCATTGGAAGATGATGGCAGGGTTGCCAGCGTTGCGGTCGGCACGGATTGCTGCAAGTAGCGAGTCCAAGAAGGCTTCGTTGTCCGCACCGGCATCTTCGGACTTCTTGTGGGTGGAGCGCATGAAACAGTCCAGCACTAGGGAATACTCCACCGCCTTGCGACCATCGTGAGCGCCACCTAGCGCCACTCGGTTCTCGGTCTCGGCCTCGAAGAACATGAAGATAATTGCACCCGATGAGTGACCTGGGTCATCGCCAGCGTAGAACTCCATCTCGGGGGTGAACTTGGCAGGGAAGGGCTTGACACCCGACAGACCGGTGATGCCAGCGTTCTCTAAGTACGAAGCGACCTGCGCTCGAACGGTGGCACGGCTCATTAGTTGCGACCCCAGATAGCAGCGAACTCGGTGAGAAGGTCGTAGGCCTGCATCTCATCGACTTGGCTGGTGACGTTCACCGAACCGGCAGGGGTCATGTCTCCGAGTTCGTTCAGGACTAGACCGCCCTGACCACGCTGCTTGACCATTGACACGACTAGGTGAATGACCGCTTGCTTGACGGTGGCCGGCAGGTTGGAGATGGATACGTTCTTGCCGTGATTGTAGATAAGGCCCGACGTGAGGGGCAGGGTCAGGCTAGACCCGTCATAGCTCGAAGCCACGGTCACGCTCTCATCGTTCATGCCATCCCAGATAGTGAGGGTCAGACCTGGGTAGATGCCGATGGATGACGTGACCTGAATGGAGGTTGCACCGGCCGAGGCATCGGCGGTCGTGAAGGCGTTGGCGAAACCATTGACGTAGGTGTATTCCACGAACTGCTCGCCACCACCTACGGCGTAATTGCCCAGCGTGTTGAACTGCACCGGCGTAGATCCGAGGCCGGTGGGGTTGGTCATGATGAACTGCATCCGCTCGATGGAGCAGGTGTCAGCCGACACGGTGGCGGTGGTCATCGCCGAGCCTGGGCCGTAGCCGACCTTGAAGGTGCGAACCTCGAGAATGGGCCAGTAGTAGGGGTGGATAACGAACTGCCCCATGCGGTTGGCACGGTAGCGCCCGTTCTCGGTGTTCACCGTAGCGGTCAAAGTTCCGAGCGCCCCGTAGATGAAGTTGTCGGCCTTGACCGAGGCGCGCACGATTAGCTCTTGGAGCGCACGGCGCTGGACTGCCTCGCTGCCGTTCTCGATGAGGTTGGAGAAGTCAATAGATGAGGCGGTGGCCGAGTAGAGGACTTCGTCAATCGTGACGTAGGGAACGTGCGTGTTTTCGTTCAGGCTGGTGCTGGCAACTACGGCCATTAGTCCTCTTCAATCGTGTTAGTAGATCCGCATTTGCACTTCGGGAATAGCGATAGGAACGAGCAGTCTTGGCAGCGATAACCACGAGCGTTGCGGAAGGTCGTGCCTGCTACTGCGAAGTCACCGGACTTGACCAGCGCACGAGCGCCTGGACCGTCTACGTGGAACGTACCGTCTTTGTGGCGCTTCACGGGGGCGCTGTCGTTCATCGTGACTTCGGTGAGGCCTCGGTCTGAACCAACTAATCGCATGTGTCTCTCCTTGAGAAGGGGAGGGTGGGGGTTAGCCAGGGGAGGAGAACTAACCACCCACCCTCGGGATGCTGAAGCGCTATGGCTTCGCAAGTGCCGGTCTGACAGACCAGCGAGTTTGCCGGAGCAGGGCGAACCATACTCCGGCAGACTTTGCCTATGACTAGGCGGTGATACCGGTGATAGCACCCGACCAGGCTGGCGCACGGAAGGCAAGCGTTCCGTACTGGTACGAGCTGATGTCGTACGTCATGCCAATCTGAGGCCATTCGATGACCATGAGGTCTTGGACTGCGTGAACTTCAACAGTTGAGGCAACACCCGAGTCAGGGAAAGGCAACTGCGTGCTGTGAACCAGCGCCACACCAGCGGGGCAGAAACGGTGGGCGATGACATCGACCATCTTGCCGGTGCTTTCGTTGGCGATAGCGGTGACAACGGATCCAATGGTGATGCCGTCTGAACCAGTTTCGTAGTTGAAGCGGTAACCCGTTGGGTTGCCCTGCTGCTGGATGCTCTTAGCGAGCGAACGGCGGATTGCAGCGGTGGTGAGGATGAAGTCAGGGTCGGCCTGAACGCTGTTGAACAGCGAAACGAAGGCATCCTGGAACTCTGCACCTGGCTCGGTGGTGCTAAGCGCACCGTTCAAAGCCTTGATGTAACCGGACTGCGTGGAGTCGGTCAGCGTGGCAACGAAGCCATCGTAGGCCAGAGCCGAGTACGAACCATCAACTGTGGGGGCAGCCGAAGCGACCGAGAACACGTTGCCAGCGGTGCCGGAGTCCACGTCAGTCACGGTGGACTTGTAGACAACTGAACCAACGGTGACGTAGATGTTGTACGCAATGCAGCCCGTAGGGATGGTTCCGGTGAAGGTCACCTTTGCACCCTGGCCAGCGACAGCCGTAATGGTTCCAGCCGACAACTTGGCGGTCTCACCGAACGATGAGGACAGCGTGACTTCAACAACTGAAGATGCACCACCGGTAGCGATACCGGTTCCGGTTGCATCCGCAGCACCCGTGAAGGT